AGGCTGGAGAAAAAATTGTTAAAAAAGCTGTTAAAGAATTACCAAAAGAATATAGAAACTTAATTGGTTTTAATAGAGTCGTTCCTGTTTTTGATGAGTATGGTACACCTATTAATTTTGTTGGTAAAAAATTTGGAGGAAGCAATCAAAAACAACCTGGTATAAAATTAGAAAAATTAACTACGGAACAAGCTACAAATTTAAAAAATCAAATTAAAGCAGACGCTAAGGCATTAGGAAAATCTACAATTAAAGACAAAATAATTTCAAGTACTGGTAAAGTTTTAAAAACTGCAGGTAAAGTTATTAAACCGATTGGGTACGCTGTTGGAATTACGGCTGTTACTCAAGCAAAATCTATAGCAGACGAAATGGGAATAGAATTAAAACCACAAGATTATTTAATGGCTTTAGAAATGGGTGATGCAAATGCTGCTCTTGATATGTGGAAAATGAGAAACGATCCAGAATTTGCTGCAGAACAGAGAGCTAAGACAATGGCAATACCTTTAGATGAAGGAACATACGAAGCTATTGATGAACAGTTTAAAGAACCAGAAGCAACTGGCGTAGAAAAATACATACAAATAACTAATCAATGAGAAACCCAACTTTAGTCAAAAACATGAAAAATGTTAAATGGGATGCAATACCTCCATTAAGGGGTCCTGATCCTAGAGGCTTGATAAAAGATAAAAAACAGGATAAACCTATACTTTTGGAGAAAACAAATGGCAGAAATAGACAAAGGCTTACCTAACGTAAGACAAGAAATAAAAATTCCACCCAAGGATGAAATAGCTCAAGTAGTTGAACAACTACAGGAGTCAATGCCATCACCGGATAAAACAGAGATAAGAGAAAACGAAGACGGATCAGTAGATATAAACTTTGATCCTAGTACCGTGTCGCCAGAACAAGGTGACAATCACTATGCTAATCTGGCTGACTTACTACCAGATTCTGTTTTAGATCCTCTTGGTTCTGAGTTGTATGCAAACTACACAGACTACAGAGAATCTAGAAGAGAATGGGAAAGATCTTACACACAAGGTTTAGATCTTTTAGGTTTTCAATTTGAACAAAGAACAAGACCGTTCCAAGGAGCGTCTGGTGCAACACACCCAGTCCTTGCAGAAGCAGTTACACAATTCCAAGCACAAGCTTACAAAGAATTATTACCTGCAGCAGGTCCTGTTAGAACACAAGTTTTAGGTAGCCCTTCAAGAGAAAAACAAGATCAAGCAGTAAGAGTCAAAAATTTTATGAACTATCAATTGATGGATGTCATGAAAGAGTTTGAACCTGAGTTTGATCAAATGTTATTTTATTTACCTCTTGCAGGTTCTACATTTAAAAAAGTTTATTATGACGATTTGATGGAACGAGCTGTATCAAAGTTCGTTACTGCAGATGACTTAGTGGTTCCGTATTCTGCTACCTCATTAGAGGATGCGGAAGCCATATGTCATGTCATCAAAATGTCTGGTAATGATTTACGTAAGCAACAAGTTGCAGGATTCTATAGAGATATAGAATTAGGCACACCTTACGCAGAAGAAACAGAGCTGAAGAAAAAAGAACGAGAACTAGAAGGAACAAGATCAACAGGTCAACAAAAGAACAACCCGATCTATACGTTGATTGAGTGTCATGTTAATTTAGATCTCGATGGCTTTGAAGATAGAGGACCCGATGGTGTCCCGACTGGAATTAAAATTCCATACATTGTAACAATCGACAATGGTTCGCGAAAAATATTATCTATTCGAAGAAACTTTAGAGTAGATGATCCCAAAAAAAATAAAATCCAATACTTCGTCCATTTTAAATTTCTGCCTGGACTAGGTTTTTACGGATTTGGATTAATCCATATGATTGGCGGTCTAACAAGAGCAGCAACGTCTGCACTTCGTCAACTCATCGATGCAGGTACGTTATCGAACTTGCCATCAGGATTTAAACAGAGGGGTATCAGAGTTAGAGATGATGCCCAATCTCTACAACCAGGTGAGTGGCGAGATGTCGACGCTCCTGGTGGCTCTCTTAGAGATGCCTTTATGAATCTGCCATACAAAGAACCGTCAGCAACTTTATTACAGTTGATGGGAATTTGTGTAAGTGCAGGTCAACGATTCGCGTCCATTGCTGACATGCAGGTCGGGGACGGGAACCAGCAGGCCGCTGTTGGTACGACCGTAGCCCTTTTAGAGCGTGGCTCCAGGGTCATGTCAGCGATCCATAAACGATTGTATGCATCAATGAAACAAGAGTTTACTTTGTTGTCAGATGTATTCTCAACTTACCTACCACCAGTTTACCCGTACGATGTAGTAGGTGGACAAAAAGAAATTAAACAAACAGACTTTGATGCAAAAGTAGATATACTTCCTGTTGCTGATCCAAATATATTTTCATCAACACAAAGAGTTGCAATTGCACAAACAGAATTACAGTTAGCTCAGTCTAACCCACAAATGCATAATTTATATAATGCGTACAGAGATATGTACGAAGCATTAGGAGTTAAGAATATTGATCAAGTATTACCACCTCCTCCACCACCGGCACCAAAAAATCCGGCGTTGGAACACATAGATGCATTAGCTGGTAAACCTTTCCAAGCTTTTACTGGACAAGATCACCAAGCACATATCGCAGCTCACGTTGCGTTTATGTCAACTAACATGGCTAAAAATAATCCACAGATTATGGCGTCACTAGAAAAAAATATATTTGAACATATTTCTTTAATGGCTGACGAACAGGTACAAATGGAAATGCAAGAACAGATTCGTAAAATACAAGAGCTACAACAACTAGCACAAATGAATCCACAAATGGCACAATCACCAGAAGTCAAAGGTGAAATGGATAGACTACAAATAGATATAGAAGCTAGAAAAGCAACTCTCATTGCAGAAATGATGGGTGACTTCTTAGCTGAAGAAAAGAAAATTAGTGGAGACTTTGGTAATGACCCAATTGCTAAATTAAGAGCAAGAGAGTTAGATCTAAAAGCTCAAGACAATATGAGAAAAATGAAAGAAGATGAAGCTCGTATCAATTTAGATAAGAGCAAAATCTTAATGAACAGAGATATTCAAGAAGAGAAGATGCAACAGAATGAAGAACTAGCATTACTGCGTGCAGCTACATCTATTGAAAAACAAAAAATGTCAAACCGTGCAAAAGCAAAAACTGATGCAACAAAAATGTTTGACGTTACTAAACTGAAAGGACCAAGGAGTTAATATGGCGAAAGAAAAGAAAAGCTCAGTCAACAAAGCAGGTAACTATACTAAACCTGGAATGAGAAAAAAAATATTTCAAAGAATAAAATCACAAGCATCACATGGTACAGGTGCGGGACAATGGTCAGCGAGAAAAGCGCAGGCTCTTGCCAAAGCTTATAAGAAAGCTGGGGGAGGATATAAATCATAATGGCACTTGCAAAATCACAAAGATCTCTTAAAGCTTGGGGTGATCAAAAATGGACTACAAAGTCTGGTAAAAAATCTTCTGAAACAGGAGAAAGATATTTACCAAAAAAAGCTATTGAAAATATGTCTTCACAAGAATATGCTGCAACTACAAAAGCAAAAAGAGAGGGCAAGAAAAAAGGTAAGCAGTTTGTTAAGCAACCTAAAAAAATTGCTCAAAAAACTAAATCGTATAGGAGTTTTGCATAATGTTATACACCAAAGGGATGGGCGCAGTCAGACAACAGTTTAGAAATGGCGGTGCTGCTTGGACAAGAAAAGAAGGGAAGTCAGAATCTGGTGGACTTAACGAAAAAGGTCGTAAGTCTTACGAGAGAGAAAACCCTGGCTCTGATTTAAAACGTCCACAACCTGAAGGTGGCAAACGAAAAAAATCTTTCTGCGCGCGTATGAAGGGCATGAAGAAAAAATTAACGTCTAGCAAAACAGCTAACGATCCAGATTCTAGAATAAACAAAGCGCTGAGAAAATGGAAATGCTAAACGATGGTATATTAAGTATTGATGAAACTGAAGGCGAAGAAATTTCTTTAACAGCC